ATTTCTATTATTTTTTCTTCAGTTATTTCTTCTCCATCATGTAATTTTGAAATTAGTTCTGATAATGGATTGTTATGTAGACCTCCAAAAATTCTTTTTCCCTCTATTTTGAGATATTCTTTCTCTTTTATTAATACTCTATAGTGTACATGTTTCCCAATTCTCTGCGATATGAAAAAACCTTTTTTAGTTAATCTAGCTAAAAGTGTAATTGTAGTTGTATGCTTCCAAGCATATGTTTTTTCTATTTAATCTGCAACATCTTTTGATATTACAGTTTTATAACCAGTATTCCATATGTATTTCATAATTTTTAATTCTGCATCTGGTAATTTTTTATTCAACATAATATATTCCTTCTTTCAATTTATGTCACTTCCTCAAACTTATCTAGCTTAAATTAATAATAGGAGCTTTTTATCACAAAAACTACAGGTAAATTTTTCTATATATTCTACGTATTTAGTCTGTTTTTAAGTGTGAAATTACGTTCATACCTATAAATTTATTCAATTTTCAAACAATCTTGTTGAATAATAACTAATTCTATTGTATTATTTAGTTATAGAATAAAACTAAATCGGCAAAACTAGAGAAATCTAGTGACGCAAAGCTATAGGGACTAAGACTTATATAAATATCTTATGAGTTATGTTAGCCAGTTGCCAAAGAGATATTGTTCTTTTTGTTTTTATGAAAGTTTTTTAGGGGGATAATAATTTATATGTTTAGAGATAAAATGGATAAATGTACACATATATTGACTGCTTATATTAGCAATTCGTATGATTATTGTAATTTTTTGGATACAATTTACATTCCATATAGTTAATATAAAACTCAATTAAATTATGACCTTGGTTTAGATAGTTCATTATTTACATTCCATATAGTTAATATAAAACCAGAAGGAATATCTGGAGTTATTGGAGGGTCTATTGGATTTACATTCCATATAGTTAATATAAAACATTTACTAAGTGTAGATATAATTATAAATACGATTTAATTTACATTCCATATAGTTAATATAAAACTTTTGTAAAAGTTTAGAAGTTTATATATAAAAAAAATATTTACATTCCATATAGTTAATATAAAACCCCAAAATAAATTGAGTATTTCCAATGCCTACACATATACAAATCTCTCAAATTTGCAGTGAACCATGAGTAGTGCAATTGATAACACTTATCACAAGTCCTCAATGCCTTATATTTCAACTGTTAAGCCTTAATTTCTTCAAAAAATCGAACACTGCAAAATTTCTATGACTTTATTATATCATAAAAATATTATTTTTGAATATCTGTACCAATTTGTGATATAATAAAAGCAAGAAGAACTACAATCTATTTTGCTGTAGAGTGGAGTTCATAATTTAGAAATTACTTAGTTTTATGGAATCTGATTTTTAAATCAAATTCCCAACCACTCTTAGTTGCCGCTTTGAGTGGTTTTTTACGCTTTCTAAATAGTTTGCTAGCTATATAAACTATTAAGCTAGCAGATAGACTTGCTAGTATGCCTTGTAAAAAATTATCCATGTATATTCACCTCCCTTCTTAGCGTCGGGAGGATAATTTTTTGATACATGAACTCCACTCTATAAATTGTAGATTACATCTTCTTGCTAAAAATATTATAACATATAATTATTACATATTTTACCTATTCTATATTTATTTTTTTATTTTGCTATCTTCTTCGTCCCCTCTTTCTCTCTCTTTCAGCTTCTTTCATTGCTTCCTCTTCATCTTCTATCTTTATAAGTATTGAGGCGGCTGCTAACGCTCTCTCATTAACTTCTAAATTCATATATTCACTTGGCTTCCACTTTAATTTTTGAATACAATAATGAGTGATGCTAGCATCAAAATCGCCACCTCTGATTAGTTTTTTGCTTCTTCTACTTTATCCTCAAAAGATGTATCAAATCCATTGACTTCATTCACTTTTACTGTATAATTGACATACTCACCTGCTGTAAGCATTGTCTTTAATAACTGAGCTTCTCCCATTACTCCATAACTATTTTGGAGTTCGGCATCCTTTAAATCTGGAAATACTGTAGATGCTACACATAATTCAGCTACATAACTATTGTAGTCAATTTCACTTGTATATTGTCCAGTATGCTTACCATTGTTACCAATCACTTTTACTCTTTTAGTACACTTTCTTCTTAGTGCTTCGTCTTCTTCAGATGATAAAACTTTTAATTCCCATTCAACTGGTTTCCCTTCTTTATCTAAAAATCTGTTACTCGCTACATATTTTACATTATCAACCTTTATTGCATTTTGACTTAAAAAAGCACTTAAATTACTCATATTATTCTAATCTCCTTTTATTTTAATTTTTCATATAAAAAATACACATATATAATTTATAAATGTGTATTTTACTCCATTCCTGCCAATAAATTAAATTTTTCTACTAATTCCCAATCCTCAAAAGTGAAATCCATATCTTCATCTAAATACTCACCATCAGCATCAAATTTAGTAATTATTCCACTGTCCATATTACAATCTTTAAGTACTACTGTCTGTCTTCCTACAGCAGATGTAGGGTCTTCATTTGTAACTTGTATGTCAAAATAAATATCCTCACCAGTTTCTTTATATCTGTAAAGTAATTCTCTAAAAATAGAAGTATTATAATGAAATGTTGCACTTCCAGTATTTGTACTCCCAGTTGTTTTATTTCCCTTTGTTGTTCTTCCTAGAATTGGAACTTCACTTTTATTTTTTTCCATTTTAGCCTCTAAATCTATAGCTTGCATAAAATTATATCTTTTGCCTTCTATAGTTATAAAACATTCAGCTTTCTTTGCACTAACTGTATCTTTAGCATTTATTGTTTGAGCCATATTATCACTCCCCTCTCTAACTAACTGAAACTGTCATATAAAGCTTACTCATAGCATTTATAACCTTAACAGCATCAGATACTATGACAGTTTTCTTATCATTTCCAAGCTCTACACTAACATCATCAGTTTTAAAATCTTCTATTGCCCTTATATTCTCTAATTCTTTATGGTGTTTAACAACATCATTCCAGAAACTTATTCTTCCTGCCTTATCATTCGGAACTTTACCTAAATACTTTTCATTAAATAAAGTTGCAATATCATTAGCAATTTGGTCAAGTACTCTAACACTTTGGTTACTTGAAAAATCGTCATTTTTATCATCTGTAAATGATACAAAAGTATTTATATCCTCTAACACATGAACTTCATCTCCCACCTTGTGGAATATAAATTTACCAGTTTTTAAAGCTTCTTCAAGTTGTATTTGTGTATAATTAACATCAACATCAAACTCACCATCATACTTTTTATTAGTATTAGATTTATTTATATCGCATCCTGCTATAGCTCCAGCCGCCCAATAAATTAAACTAGATTCAACTAAATCTTTATCTTTAATCTTATTTTCTACAGACACTACACCTTCATAATCTGCATCACTTTTCTTATATAGTACTGTTTGAAACTTAGCTCCTACCTTATCTCTCATTCTCTTTGTAAATTCTACAAATAAACTTTTAATTTCTGTTGTTGTAGCCAAACATCCTAAAGCATTAAAGCTATAGCTTTCTATTTTATCCAAGAAAGCTTGGTACTCTGCTCCTGTCACAGCTTCGCCATTAGTTCCACCAGTAAATACAAGTCCTGCACTTGCTTCTAGTGTTGCATCCTTCTTCCAAGTGATATAGTCATTGTCTTGTAAGTCTGTAATAACCTTTGCTATTTGAGTATCTACCTTCTTATTATCTAAAAGTGTTACAACATCAAATTTAGTGTTATCATCTATATTTGTTGTAACTGTTACTTTTAAGTCATTTCCTCTGATACCACTATATTTTGCTGTGGCTATAGTACAACTGGCTTTAACGCCTTTATTTAATTTATAAAAATATCCCAACCTTATATTTTTGAATAAATCTCTCAAACCTTTCAGCTTCTCATGAGTATAATCATATCCAAAATACTTCACTGAATACTTCTCAAAATCATCACTGGTTACTTGAAATACGTCTTTATCTATGCCCCAATCTAACTCTAAAGGTATTGCAACAATACCTCTATCCGATAATGAACTGGTTGCCCTTGTAGCACTTACAAAATTTATATATGCACCAGGTAGGACCTTATTTTGTGTTACAAATGTTCCTCCACCTAAAGCCATCTAACTCACTCCTTTCATAAATTTATTTATTCTATCCTCTACCTCTGAGAAGGAATATAAATCATTTTCTTTTAAAATTGCATTTAATAAATCTTTTCTATTTACATACTTCTTAGAGTTAACTATCTGCTCCTTAGTAAACTTGTAGTTATCTTCTTTGCTTAATGTTTTACTCAAAATTATCACCTCTCTTCAAACCACCGAATAACTCTACTGTATCCATCTTATCTGTGTCATTACTTTTTATAGTAAAGTAGTTATAATCAACAAAGAAATGAAGAACATTATCTATAATTTCAAAGTTCATATTTGTACCTCTGACTAAGTCTCCATCAATTTCTATATACTCTAATTCCTCCAGTAACATCTCAGCTATCTCATTTATTTCAAATGATTTATCATTACTTTTAGGAAAATAATGTACATCAAAAGAGTTCTTTTTTAATGTCCTGCCACTTAGATAGGATACTTTGCTTGGATTTAAAGGAACAATAAAAAAACAAGGTTCATTTATACCTTGCTCCACATCTTCACTATAAATTGTATAACTCTCTCCAAATGTTTTATCTAATTTAATAGATATTCCATCAATTATATTATTAAGCATCAAATACTCCTTTAAGCAATATTAATAGTTTTTTCTCTATAATCTTATCAACTTGGCTTTGTAGTTCCATCTCTGAAATTGTTAAGAAATGTTGTCCTTTAACCCAACCTTTTCCATCTTTAGTTCTATGGCCATATTCAACATAACTTGCATATGTGGTCGGATTAACAACCTCTATAATATAATTATTTCCTTGTTTATACACAGGAAGCGACCTAGCATAAGCCACTCCATTCCATCCTTGTCGTAAGAATCCTGTATCAACTGGTGTTCTTCTAATTACTTTCCCAAGTAATCGTGCTGCTAATTCTCTTGCTGCATCCTTGCAAAACTTATCTAAATCAATCTTTGTAAGCTCCTCCATCTTTTTACAAACTCTTTTAAACTCTCTAAAATCAACACTGCCCCATCTAGCCATTATGCTTTATCCTTAAATAACTCAAGTATTATTTCTTGATGATTTGGATATATAGCTGATTCTCCACTTCTTACATACTCTTTATCATTTATAATAAGTTTTGAACCTGCTTTAATTTCTATATCTGGAGATATAAAGAGTTTAATAGTTTGCTCTAGCTTAGCTACTTTCCCTTCTGTAGCAGAAACTATATTTTTACATGAAAGTTTACATGGTTGATTTTCTAATACAATCACTTCTTTATTGTTAGTTCGTTTTGTTACAGGGTCTTTAATTGGCTGATACTCAACTATAGTACATTTATCTCTATATAACATTTCTATTGCTTTTCTAGTTTTACTTACCATCTTAAGCACCTAAAGGTTAATATCTTATTCTTACCATAAGTAGTAAGATAAGCTACTAAGCTATCAAAGCGTTGTTCTGGTGTTTGAGAGCCACTTCCTATAGCAAAATCTACCTTTGTATCACCTTCTGATATAGACTTTTCTACAGCTTCAAAGTTAATGCTTTCTATATCTAATTGCCCCATATTTTTCTTGGTAAATAAGAACTCTCCAACTATCATATCAACTTCAATTTCTTTCAATTCAATTGGCATAGTTTTTATATTACAATCTAGTTTAATAATATTTTCTATTTTTTCTCTTACAAAATCTATTAACCACTTATCCCCATCTTTTAATATATATCCAAAACTTTCAAGTCTTTTTTCTATATCATCAATTATATTATTTCCCATAATTTTCACCTACTTTTTAGTAAGTTTATTTTTCTCTTTAAGCTGTTTATTTTCTTCTTCTAAAGACTCAACTTTTGACCTTAAAATATTATTTTCAGCTATTAAATCTTTTACATTTAATGACTTGCCATACTTTACTGCCTTACCAGTTTCATCTATCAAATCATATCCCATCTCTAAGAAATCATCTATTTTACATTCTTCTATAGTTAATATTCTATTTAATTTCCTTACTTGTGCCATTATGCTCCAGCTCCTTCAACAACAAATTGTATTGCATCAGCTTTTTTATTTAATATAAATACATCCTCAAAACTTTCTTCAAAGTAGAAGTATTTTCCCTCTGTAACTGCTGTTGGTTCGTCTAACTTAGAGAACTGATAAGAAACAGGTGTAATTATTGCACTTGGGTGAACTAAGGACATAAAGATTTGTTTAGCTCCTGCTCCTACTTTCCATCCAGTTGTAAAATCATATGCAGTTTTCATTAGATTAGATGGTACTTTAATTATTTTAACTGTGTCAATATCAGTTGTTTGACGATTAAGAGAAGTTCCTGCATCCTTTATATTTACTGTTCTTTGTATCTCTTTTGCATTTTTGATAAGTGTATTTACTACTGGAGTAACATACAATATTCTTCCATTTTCAGGTACTCTAGCTTCTGTCATTTTTTCCATTAACTTATCAAATACTTCTAATACGTTTGTTGTTGTAAGAACAGTTGTATCTGCTGTGTTACCTAATGCGGTCCAATCAGCATATATTTTAGATATACAGTAAGCATCCATCTCTGGAAACTTTTGTTCCTCATTATATACTTTTGTTATATTGCCTATTGAAGCCACATAATTAGTTTGGTTTATATCTGCTGGATGAACCAATGTTGACCATTTCCTTTGATTAGTTAATACCTTAGGTTCCCAAGCATTATCATAGTTTCTTTGAGCTACTGCTATTGTATCTCTGTTTGAATCTACTCTTCCAGTTGTAGATATAGTTGGTATTTCTATTGTTTTAGAACCAGTCCATCTATATCTTCCATTATTTGGTGTTGCATACAAATCCCCGAAGTTTAAAGTATAAGGATATGCTTGTGCTAAAACATTTGAATATTCTTTTGCATAATTTAGTGCTGCCATTTTATTTCCTCCTATTTATTATTATTTTCATGAGGTCTTACCCCAGTAAAATTAAAACCAAAATCATTTATCTTAGGCTCTTGCCCTGGTGTTATAGTATCTATTTTAGGCTCTTCACCTTCTAGTGTTGCATTAAACAAATAATCTTTATCCTGTTTCAAAGGGTTTATTTGCTCTTCAAAAGCTTTTTGTCTATCTTTACTATTTCTTAGTGCTTCTATATCTAAATGAGCTTTTAACGCTATTTCATCCCTACATTTAATAGACTTAAAAGCATCATTTAACCAATAATTAAAGTCCTTTTCTTCAATTTCTTTTTTGTAGGTTTCTTCCAAAGTTTTCTTATCAGTTTCATAAGTTGTTTTTAGATTCTCTACATCTTCTTTTGTCATACCTCCTTCAAACTTTTTAATAGCTTCATTAGCTGTATTAAGTTGTGTTTCAAGATTTGTATAATCTTCTTGAGTAATTGTAGTCTCTTTTATTTTCTTTTCTATAGATTTTTGAAGAGAAACTACATCAATTTTGTTATTTTCTATTTTTATTCCTTCTAGCAATTCTTTTAACCAATCCATCTTTTAAATATCTCCTTTCATTTTTTACATAATAAAAGCACCTACTAATTTATCATTTAGCAAGTGCTTTTACATATTTACTATTTGTATATCTTTCCATAAATCCTTTAGTAATTTACCATCAATGTTGTAATTATCAACCATATCCTTACCATTTTTATAATACTTTGTATCTCCATTAGGGCAAAGAGTAATAAACCTTGTATCATCATCTCCAATAGATATATTATATGGTTTATTATATAAGTCAAATTCTATATCTAATCCTAAATCAATAGAATCAATTAAATGTTGTAAATTCTTAAATTTATTATCCATTTTACTCTCCTTTCAAAATATCTTTGTTAGCTATTTTATGAGCTTTTGTAAGCTCCATATCCTTCTCTCTTTTTACCTTATCATGGTTATTTTCATCAGCTAACCAATCATGTTTATGAGGTACAATTTTATGTTGCTTTGGGTTTCTATGGTCAGTTAAGTCTAAATCTAATCTAGGTTTTCCTGTATTACCATAGTATCTTCTTTGAATTAATTTACCATCTTTGTAATTATCAAATACACTATTTGGTTTTGATTCAAATGGCACTGAATGAACACTTCCACTAGTTAAATTTCTCTGATTCTTAACTTGCCAATTTACATCCTTATAAAGCTTTTTAGCTTCCTCATACCTTATAGTATCATTATACTTCATATGTTGATATTCATCAAATTTAGAAGGTATTTCATTTCCTAATACCTTTTTATATTCTTCAAATTGTTTTCTATCTTTACTCTCATTTAGTTGCATTTTTCTAAGGGTATCAGCTTTTTCTTTTCCAAGTCTACCCTCTATATGTTTCTCATACCACTCATTATACTTCATATTAGATGGTACATAATATGTTTTTCCATCTTCTCCTTTTGCTGCTCTGTAACCTTCTTCATCTTCAAACCAAGGAGCTGTTGTTGTCCTACAACGACAATGAAATGGTGGAGCTGTTATTCCAACTTGATAATCTTTCATATCAAATACTTTACCATCTAATTCTCTGCATATATTTGAAGTTCTTAAATCTAGTGTAGCAATTATCTCATATTTCTCTACATCTAAATCATTAAAACAATCTTTTCTACTTGCTGATGCAAAGAAAGCTGATTCAGTCATTATTAAGTTCTTAGCTTGAGATTTAGATACATTAAATCTTTTAGCAAAGTCATTTACTAGATTCTTTGGATTTTCACCTCTAATAATTGATTGAGTTAGCTTAGTATGTAGTTCATTTACTAAAGCATGTCTATGCTTACCCCAAATTCTTTCACTAAAGTTTAATCCATCTGTTGCCCATGGTTTAGAGATAATTTTATTTATTCTATTAGTATCAAGACTCATTAAACTCCAACCAACGTTTACTCCTTGTTGAACATTAAAAGCTGTATGATAGTATCCACTTGTATAAATATCTCTCATTAGTTTATCAATACCATCAAGTTCATTTCCATATAAAACTTCTACTTGTTGCTGTATTTGTAACTTTAAAGCTTCAAGCCTTGTTATATGAACTCTTGCACTAGCATTTTCTAACTCTTTCATCCACTTTTGATTTATAGCATTTTCTTTACCATATTTAATATATTCTTCTACACTCCATTTAAACTCTTCTAGTTCTCTTGTATTTAGTAGTTTCTTAGCTTCTAATAAAGATATTCCTTCATTTTTGGCAAATCTGTTGTACCATGCTAATATATCTTTTTCTATATTATTTATAGCTAGTTTATATTGCTTTTCTAATTCAAGATAATATTTTACACTTTTGTTATTTTGAGCTTCTTCTAATTGTTCAAATCTCTTTCTCCAATAATCTTTATGTTTCATCTATAACACCATCTTGATTATTAGGAATTAAATCATCATACTCTTTTTGAGTATCTTCCTGTTTTTTAAGTCTCTCAAGTTCGTCATTAACATCCTCAACCCAAGGATGATTGGAAACAATAGTTTCATCTGATATGATTCCAATTGATTTAGCTGCCATATCTATTTTTTCAGACTCATTTATTATCATTGAGTGGTTAAAAGTAATTTGAACTGATTTATAATCATAACTTTTACTACCACTTATCTTTAAATACTCACATACAAACCACAAAAGTTCTCTAATTGCTTTTTTAAACTTCTTTTCAGTTTTGGAGCATTTTAAATCAAGTAGTGAATATAAAAATTTAAGTGCTACACCAGATTTGTCACCTGTGTTTTGAGATTCTGGATTAACTCCTTGACCAAAGATAATTATATTCTTTTCCAATCTATCAAGAAGCTCCTTTTTAGCTTCAACTGGTATATTTATCTCTAGTTTATCAACTCCACCTCCACCATCTACTTTAATTGATTTATAGTATCTTATATTATCTATAAACTCTTGTAGACTTGTTCCTGGATATTCTTTTAATACATAAATAACCTCTTGTATTTCATCTAAGTTATCTGCTAGTGTAGAAATATTATTGTCATATATATCTATTAATGATTTATAGAAATTTAAATCTGATACGCACTTTTCATTATTTTTAAAAGGTATAAATGGAACTTTACCCCATCCCTGTTCTTTGTTATTTATTCTAAAATGACCTTCTTGTATATCAGTCATTTTTCCATATTCATCATATAAAAATTCTTGAATAAAACTATTACCTCTTTCAATAAAGTAAGTTACGTCATTTTCTGTGTAGTACTCAACTCTTTTTATTTTATTTCCATCTATATCTTCAATATAATAAAACCTAATAAATGCAACTAATTCCCTCTGTCTTTTACTATCCCAAATAGGAATTGCTTCTTCAGCAGGTATTATTACATATTTAAACTCACCTTTTCTATTAATATATGGATGTAACCATTCAATACCTTTGTTACTAGCATTGAGGTAGAGTTCTGTTATTGTATCGTCAAATTCTTCTCCTAGTAAGTCATTTAAAAGCTTAGTGAGATTATCATCATCTGCATTAAATACTATGGGATTTCCGACACTATAGCCTACCTTTTGGTCAACTAAAAGCTTATGGTAGTTGTTAATTGCTTTATTATTAACTTTAGTAAAATCATCAACCTTAGCTCCATCTAAGAGATAATATCTTCTCTTATTGTTTATATCTGCATTGCCATAATAGTATTCTTCACCTTGTTTATATTTCTCTGGTCTATGTTTTAAAATATAATGCTCTATAACTTTTACTAGGTTAAAGGTGCTCTCTTTTTTTAACTGAACTTTTATTAAATCTGTTTCACTTATATAAATATTTAACGCCTCCTTTACTTTAAGAAGCTTATTCCATTATTTTTAAGCTTATTATCTATAGAATATCTAAGCGCAGCCATTGCATCATCCATAAACTCAACTGGTTCATCAAGATATAATCCAGTTCTTTCATCTTGTTTCCATTTCCATTGTTGTATTTCTTTTATGGTATTAGTGCAACTAGGATGTACATGTATTCTTAATTGTTTCAAATAATCTATTTGAGCTTTAACACTTCCTGGTCCTTTTTTAACTCCTTTAGCTTCATATCCTGCACTCTTCCACATCTTAATTCTATCTGGTTCAGCACTATCACAGTACATAAATAGATTCTTTTCTAAACCTTTATTATTTGCAATCTTTATGATTTCTGAGGTATCCATTTCATGTACATATATTTCGTTACATATATATAATTCTCCATCCTTAAAGCCAATTCTAAGTACTACATTTGCATGGTTAAATCCAAAGTCTTGTGATAACCTCATATTGTCAAAATACTCAAATTCTGTAGGAAATTCATGTATAACATAATTTTTAAGTATTGCTCCACCAGTTTCTCCCCATTCTCCAAGACCATAGACTTTGTACCCTTCTGGGTCTTGCTCTTTTCTCATTTGCATTCTTCTGTAGTAAGCCTCATCTATGAATCTATTTTGTAGATAAGTACTATGATGAGTAAATATATCATCATTTTTATAGTCAAAATACTTTCTTTTTATCCAATGAGTAGCTGAGACTGGATTAAATGTAAATGTCATTTGATAGTATAGGTTAGGATTAGTTAAAATACCTCTTAAACGGTCATCTAGTATGTCTATGTCACTTTCCATAAGTTCTGTAGCTTCTTCACACCAAACCCATGTTAATTTTCCTTTCGAGAAGTTAATTGATTTTAATTTTTCTCTTTGTTTTGCATCATTAACTCCTCTGAAAATTATAGAGTTACCAGTAACTTTACTCTTAATTTCTAAAGGATTTAAAGTAGTTTTCCAATACTTATCAGCTTGTTTACTATAAATACGATTTATAGCTCCTGTAAGCTCTGCATACGTTGAATACTTATGTGTAGCTTCTGACTTTCTAACTACTAATAGATTAGCTCCTTGATACTTCTTATCTCCTAACTTTAGTATATAGTCTTGTGCTACATTAACAGATTTTCCACTCCCTGCTGAACCTTTCATTGCTCTGTATCTTTTTTTAGTAAAATTAGCTTCCTTGAAATCTGGATTAAAATTTACTCTAACTATCATTTCTATCACCATAATCTACACTTATTTTCAACTCATCATCTCCAATATCATCTTTACTTAGGTTATCAACTTCACATTTCAACTTCTCAACTCTTGTTTTCTGCTCCTCTGTAGCCAAATTCCAATCCTTATGAATCATTTCATCATACTGTTTAATTAAACTTCTAAGTTCACTCATAGCTCTACTCTGTGCATTAAGAAAAGATGCTTGCCTATCCCATGCAAATTGAAATTCATACTCTATCTTTTCACCATTTTCTGTGCTTTCATATTTCTTTAATTCTTTAACCATTTCTTCCTTGCCTTTAACATACATTATCTTTTGTGCTCTTATTATTGCTGCATATTGAATTGTTATCTGTTCCCAAAGAATATCAAATTTATCTTTTATAGATATTTCTTGTATCAATTCTCTAGTTTCTTTGGGTAGATACTTTGAGAAGAAACCAAACTTTTCAGCATTCTTATTCTCTTTTGGAGCACCATGACCAACTGAATTTTTATTAGAAAAGGGTGCACCTCTTTTATTTATAGGTGCACCCTTCTTTTTTTCACTAGCCCAGTTGTATCTTTTTATCCATGACTTTAAAGTGTTTAAACTAATGTCATACTTTGATGATATTTCCTTTTGTTTCATTCCTTTTATGTAATCTTGTTTTACCTTTTCTTTGACATCTTGCACATCACCACCTCGTTTGTTTGTCGTTTTGGGAATTAAAAAAGACCCTCCATCAAGACAGTCCCTTAAATCATTTCTATTAATTCCTTAATCTTTTTATATACCTCTTTATAATTCATATCTTTATCTATTAACTTAGGTAATTTCATAGATATAATTCTTTCAAGTGCTTGTATATCAAATAGTTCGCTTTGATTTAACTCATCTCTTTTCACACCTTTTGGAATACCTAATTTTTTTCTTACAAGTTCAGTAAAATGTTTATAATACATCTGAGGTTTATTGCTACCTTGACTAGTAGCATAATATACAAACTCTTGTATTTCATCTGTAAAATCTTTTCTTACTTTTTTGCCTTCTGTCCTTATATCCAGCCATTCCTGGTCTTTTTCTGTAGCAATATAATAACCATGTATTCTAATTTGTTTAAGTGTTTTTGTAACCCATTTTGTAAATAACTTTGCTTCTGGTTTATTACTTCTAAATGACATATTGTACACAGCTTCTTCTGTAACAAAAGTAGTACCGAAGTTAGGCAATTTATCTTTAAAGTTTCTAGTGTAGGAATCTCCGACAGTAGACTCATTAAATTTCTTTTTATATTCTCTATCTATATTTCTTAATGTATCACGAATATTTACTATGCCTAGTTCCTCTCCTACGTCATTTGCATTAAACCAAACTTCTTCTCCATTTTTGGACCACATTACTTTTACATTTTTCTCTTGTAAAATTTTCAACATACTACTACCTCCTGTTTTTATTTTCGACCCCTCAATTTGAGCCATCGAAAATATTAAATATTCGACTTTAGACATGCATGACATGCATATCTGAATAGTGCATGCCGTGCATTTTTAATAAATTTTTGTATTAAAAAAGACCTAGAAGTTAATCTAAGCCTTTTTAATGGGGGATACATATTATTAAAGGGAGCAAGTTCCAGGAATCGAACCTAGATTAAACCAGTACTTGCATGGTGAGTGAGGTTACCAAGCCCCACTCGGTTTTTAGACTTTGAATTAAGATACAAAATTGTATGAGATTTTAATCTCAATTCATATACTATTTTTTAGTGTATCCGTAGATTAATTGAAATAGAAAAACTAAAGATTGAACATAGTTAGAATTGAACTAACAGCATCCTCATGCCCTGCCTAGTCTGTTCATAGTGACTAGGGCAATCCCTTAACCCTAGTCAAATATTAAGTTTTGAGAGGGAAATCTTTATTTCCACAATACTATTATCTCATGCTTTTTTAATCAAAACGGGGAGAAAGTAGGGAATAAAGTGGGAATTTCTGGGGAAAAACTGGGGAATTTTCTAATTTTTAAATAATGGGAGTTCATTTTCCTTAATTCTTGGATAAAGCATATCCATAACTTTATACACTAATCTTTCCCTTACACATCTACATGTTTTCCTATCTGAGTTCATTTCTAAGGATATATAAACCATACTATTTTTCATTCTGCTATTATAAAACAGTTTAAAAAAATGTTCTTCTCTTATATCTAAGCATGTAAGTGCATTTTCTATTTTCTTCTTTTCTATTTCTTTATCTTTTTTCAGTTTTTTTAATCTAGCAATATCTCTTTCTTTTTTTATAATCTCATTCTCAACAGTTGAATTAAAAGCATATGTTGGACTTACTTTTTCACCATACCCGATAGCCTTACAACCAAATATTTCATTTTCTCTACTTTCTATATCTAATTCAAGATTTTTAATTTCTGCACTTAAAAATTTATAATGATGTAGTCTACCTTCTACTTTTTTAAATAGTTCTTTTTTATTAATATTATTATCCATACTTCCACACTCCTGTTTATGTTATAATAATCTTGGATAAAAGTTTTATATTTTTGACAAGTGGAGTGTGAAAGCACTCCTTTTCTCTTTTAATTAACTATTGCAGGTTTTCCCCTTTAAAGGAGAAAAATCTATTCCTGTCTTAACTCACAATTGATAATTGACTATTCAAAAGTCTTATTTCTTCTTCAAACACTATAGGTAACTTATAACTATTTACAATCTCTAATACTTTATCTAATTGACAACGCTTTATAGCCTTATAACTATCTACTCCAAATTCTCGTTTAATCTGATGGTATATATCACTATAAACTTTACCTCTTAAAGATTTATTTTTATAAGCCTTACTTCCATGTCCACCAAGTGATTTTGTTGCTACTCTCTTAACCTCTTTAACAATACACTCACACTCGATATTGAATAATGGTGCATCATCCATAAAGTTCTCTAACTTCTCATTAACATTCTCTATTTTAGTTTCTAAGACTTCTTGTTTCTTATCTAGCATAAATATAGCCTGTAACTCCTTTGATGCACTTAAAAGAGGATTATTTAATTCTTTTCTCATAGAGAAATATCCATCAACTATTTTCTCGTATTGTTCCCAAGCTATATCATCCTCCAATATTTTAAGTAGTTTTGAATAACCTCTTTCAGATAACAAGTAAACATTTCTTGACTGATTAAAAGATTGTTTACTATACCCAACATCCTCGCAACCTAATCCTTTTGAAGGATTAGCCTTTAAATCACCTAGTCGTTCAGAACGACTCACTTTTAAATCTATAATATCTATATTTGTTTTAAATCTCTTTATATTATTATTAATTAGCTCATTTATATGTTTAAGTTCTCTATTATGTATCTCAGCTATATCTTTTACTAGCATTGCTTTCTTATGTTCTCCAAATCCACCCTCAATGTTATGAAATTTCATTCCCTCGATTTCTAAAGTTCCAAGTACTGTTATTTCTTTATTTATATTTTCATTCATAACCTATCTCTCCTTTATCATTTGATATATTCTTTATTTAACTTTTTCACATTTTTATGAAAAACTAAGTCTATACTCTAACGAACGGATTTTTTTGTTAGTTAAATAATATCCTCCAATTCAACTTCAACTCTTGGTCTATCACTGTAATATTTCTTACTCACTACTTCTACTATTTGAGAATCATCTTTATAAGCTATACCATTCAAGCTGTCAGCTACAGACTTGATTATATTGTCTAAATCGGGTTTCTTGTTTGGTCTTATTAACCCTTCTACCTTGCCTATAGCATCCTTATACGCTTTAGTATTTACCTTATTTTTCTTTAGTGCTTCTCTATCTTTTTTAGTAATGTCAAAGTAACAAATAACTGTCATTTTCACATTACCCTCAAAGAAATGCTTTACTGTAGAGTTGTACATGAGTCTAATCCAATTTTCATAGAGTACAGTTTGGTCAGGTGTATAAGCCTTACCATTTGCCGTACTCATTCTAGGACGTGCCTTCGCCTTTGGTTCTCCATCTATTACAAAATTAATTTTCATTTTTCACCTTCTTAGCTTTTCTCTCACATTTCTTACAACAATAAACATCCTTAGATTTTTCCTTAAGATAAAATAACTTGCCACACCAACTGCATCTTCTTCGTTTCATAAAATCACTTCCTATTTAGCGTAAATCTTCTAGCTCTAAGTGAGAGTTTATTTTTATTAATTCTTCTTCTAGAACTTCCAAACACTTATTTTTATTTTTTAAAATACTATTTGTAGAACGGCATTTTACTGTAATACCAGTTGGAATATGAGTAACTTCAACAGAATAATCTTTACTTTTCACCATTTTCAAATCTTTAGGATGTATAGTATATCCGTTTTCTAATTTATATAGCTCATTTTTACCTTCAATGTAACTTTCACACACTTTCAGGTTATTAATTTCAATTCTTTCAAGCATACACATATCTTCAAAGTAATTTTCGCAATTATAATTTTCGCAATATATATTAGCCATTTAATACACTCCTTTTTATAAGTCAAAGTAAGTCTATAACATTCTAGTTTCATTTATAAACTTCACTTTGACTATTTAAATTATTTAAATCTTCTCAATAGAAATCTACACTTACTACATCTATCATATTGCAGTTTCTGCATCTAAATTCTATGATGTCATTTGCTACATCAAACATTCCTATAGCTACATTTTTACTTCCGCATTCATTGCATGCTATATCAAATAACTTATCTTTATGTGTAATATTTTTAAGCAAATATAGATGTTCTCCCTCTAGCTCATATTTTTTTACAACATTGTTAATTTCATTTTTACTTAATTCTCTTTTACCTCTGTTAATTGCATATATATCCTCACAACTAATATTTAATCTTTTAGCCATATCAGATATGTATTCGCCTTCTTCTTCTCTTATTTCTCTAAGAAGCTCTCCTAGTTCAGTCAAGATTTACACACCTTCTCTAGCCAATTTTTACATGCTTCACTACAATTTTTACTTTCACAATCTCCCTTATTATTCTTGCAACTACCACAAATCTCTTTCCCAAATTCCTTATACACTTCTCTTTCATCAAGATTTTTTAACTTGCACATTTCTTTATTAGTCATATGCTCACCTACTTTTCTTCGTAAAATTTTACATTCTTAATAATTATATCTATAGACCCATTTTGATTTTGTCTTACTGTATATTTCATTGGGTCCTCAAAAACAGTCAGATTACCTTTTATATCAAAGCCATTGTCAGTTTTTATATTTCTCTTTTTAAGCTTTTTCTCAACCCATTTTTTATCTATACTAAATCCTTTATCAAGACCTTTTTCTTCCATATGTTCTTTAAAGCTATCTTTTAACTTATCATCTTTAATTGTTTTATCAACAAAATTATTTATATCAATTTCATGCTTTTCTTTCAAAGTATAATTTAATATACTTCTTACATCTTCTGCCTGTTTTATATCATTTCCAAGAGCATTAGTTATCCAATTTTCGGCTGTACTTTTAAACATCTTAGTCTTGTACTTGTCATCTTTCACTTTAGTAGCATTTAGAAACTCTGTAACAAACTTAGAATTAGCTTCTTCCTTTTCTGCATTCTTGTCTAAAACCCTAAGATGATATTCGTCATTCATTCCACTCAAACCAACCAAAGCAGCAATTTTTACTGTCTTAGTCTCTTGTATATTAATTTCATTTTTAGACATTTGTATGTTAAATTTATCATCTTTAAACTCGATTGAATGAGTATATGACTTGTTGTAATCAAGCTTTAATATAGCAACTTTCTTTTCATCTTTTTGAGAGTATAAGCAAATTGCTAAGTCGCAAGATTCTAATGTAGCATTCAACTTCATAATCTCAAACAGATAAGATGCTATTTCTTTAGAGTTATTTAAAAATGAACTTTCATCATATATAATCTGTTCGCAACAACTCTTAATTAGATTGTTACTATAGTCATTAAATACAGCTATTCTAATGTCATTATCTCTTGATACTTTGCTTATTTTTTTCTGAAAGAAAGCTTCAATATCTTGACTGACTCTACCCTCAAAATCATTTAGTATTGGTGTATCGCTATTCTTATCTAAAACATGTATTATAAATTTGTGTATTATCATATTTCAATTCCTCCATCACAATAATATTCAGCCATTTTTTGACTTCTAGTATCTTTTATAACTTCTTCAACTTTATCTATTGTTACAAGCAATATCTTGTCATCTTTAGCTAATAATTCAGCTTTCTTTTTTAAATTTTCTATACTTCCACAAGAATAATTTATCTTGCGTTCATCTAGTAATAATCCTTTTTGCCATCTCAATACATACTTTGACATTTATTCACCCCTATTCTAATAATCTTCTCCATTTGTTAAGTCATAATCGTCTACATCATTCCCTAAATCTAAGATAATTTTTGAATTATGTGCATATATCTTAAATAATAAATCCCCAAAATTACCAAATCCGTTCATTATATCTTTTGATGATATTTCTCTGTTTTGGTATCTAAATGCTGCAATAGTTCCATCGTTTCTTAATAGTATAGAATGTTCACAATTATTTCTGCTTACATTAGGACACTCATCAAAGTCTATCCATCTTGCCCATTCTGAATTAAAATTAGATTCAAGGATAAATGTTATACAGTCTTCATCACATGGGTACTCGTCAAGGTTGTATTTATCTTCTTTCAATTCTTCTAATAATTCACTCATTTTGTATTCTTTCTTAAGACCTACAAGCATGTTATCCAAGTTTCTTTTTAAATGCTCAATACCTTGCCCCTTCATCGTAGCATCTACCTTTTCTTTTACAACATTTGCCACAAGTAAATTGTATTTTTGTATATCTAATTCATCTAAATTTATATTTATATTTTCACCTAAATGTTGTTCAATATTTTTTCTGAATTTACTATAGCTTCCAAAGATTTCATTCACAGCTCTTTTTATTGTTTCTTCTAATTCTTTTTTAACTGTTTCCTCTACAAAGCCACTTTCTTCTATTTCCACTAGTGCATCATTCATAATTTTATTTAAATCCATTTTATTATCCCACCCCTTATTTTCATTTTTGAGAGTTACAAAACACTTCAAAAATATTCATACTAAAAGACATTTTGCAACTTTTAGCCCATTCTTTTTGCTATTTCATATACAACATTTGCAGTAACAGCATTTCCTGCTTGCTTGTACAGTTGACTATCTGAGCATACACTTGCTGCTCTTTCGTAATATTTATCCGGAAATCCTTGCAACCTAAAGCATTCCTTTGGTGTTAACCTTCTTATATCTCCATTTTTCAAAATTCCATGTTTATCTTGAGCTGTCAATGTGAACATTGGTTCTCCGCTTTCTTTAATTCTACGACCATTTTGTCTTTTATTTACCCTATCGGGCGTTAAAACTGCATTAACTAAAACTCCACTATTATCACAATTTCTATTTGTCACACCTGCATTATATTTTGCTTTAAGGCATCTAGCATTTATTGTTACTTTAGAGTTTTTATTTAAGTCTATAAAGTATAGACCTGTTTTAGCACCTCCACCTCCTGCCTGACTTCTAATACATCTAGCAATTCCAACTGCATCATAAATTCTATTTGTACTATGAGTTGGATTATTTAGTTGCTCAAGATTTTTTCCACTTTTTCTTTCGATAGGAAATACTTTTCGTGTACTTCGTCCTCTAAAATGTCCAACAATGAATATTCGTTCTCTATTTTGGGGCACTCCGAAGTTTTTAGAATTAAGAACTTGCCACTCTGCATCATAGCCGATTTCATCCAGTTCAACGAGAACTTTGAGGAAATCAAATCCTCCATTAACACTAAGTAGATTTTTAACGTTTTCAATAAGTAAATACTTGGGTCTATCTTCTTCTTTGAGTTCTCTAATAAGTTTTGTAACTGTAAAAAATAAACTTGAACGTTCTCCTCTGAATCCAAATTGTTTCCCTGCAACAGAAATGTCTTGACATGGGAATCCAAAACACCAGACATCTGCTCTTGGGATATTTTCTGTTCTAATTTCTCTAATATCTCTTTCAAACCATTCATCCTCCTTCGGTTTGTGCATGGCATTATAACTTAAATTTGCGAATTTATCATATTCGCAATGTCCCAAACATTTATGTCCTGCTTTTTCCATCCCTAGCCTAAAGCCACCTATCCCTGCGAATAAATCTAAAAATGTAAGCAATACAACGCCTCCTTATTTTCATTTTTGAGAGTTACAAAACATCTCAATGATAATTTTATTAAAAAACATTTTGCAACTCTCTAAACTGTTTTAATTAGATATTTCTTCTATTCAAATATAAGTTCTTCGCTATCAAGCCACTTTTTAATACCATCTTCACAATCATATTCAATATCATCAATCTTACAGTCATAAATACAACATTCGCATATCTTTTTATCATGTAAAAAATCTATTAATCTATTGATGAATAGTAACTCTTTCTCTTGTAACTTTTCTTTAAGACTTTTATTTTCTTCTCTTAACACACTAATTTCATTAAAAACATCTAAAAGTACTTTTGAATCAGCTTCATCATTTTCATTTAAATTCAATCTATACTCATAAACTCTACCAGCTATAAAACTTCCTATTACTAATATCACACTAGCTAACATGTTCATTAGATTTCATCCTTCCTATCATCAATCAGTATATTAAACCCACATGAACATTCTCTATAATATGTGTGTTCTTCAACTATTAATTTACCTTCATTGTTTCCTACCTTGTCATTACCACAGTTAGGGCAATAACAATACTTTTCTCCAAGTTTTATAATATCTTTTAATTTCATTTCTCAATATCTCCTTGAACCTTCTTATTTTTTCTTTTATAAGCTAACATTTGTGATACAAATTCAAAAAACAATCTCTCCAGCTCTTCTTCTTCTGAATTTACATAAACTTTGAAAAACTCCTTGTCTTTAGTTAACTGCATTTGTACTTTCATTTCTCAACATCCCCTCATACTCATATCTACTCAATATTTTTATAGCTATATCAATAGCTTTATTAACAGAACACTTTTTCTTATTTAATATCTTTTCAGCTAACTTAATTACTTGTTCCACATTTGCTAATACCATCTGACACCTCTTGAATATATTCCGCCTTCCAACCTTCTCTAGTTACTCTATTTTCTCTAGCTAAACAACTAGCATAATCTCCACTAATCTTTAAGTATTTACTTGCAGCCTTTGCACTTTTAAATATTCTAACTTCTCCAGTTTCAATATTAAAAACTTTTATAGGTTTACTTTTTGTATCATTAGTTGTTTTTTTCCTTATTTTCTTGAATTTCGATTCATTAAGTTTCAGCTTTATTTTCTTACTTTCATTTGCTTTTCTTACTTTTCTTAAATTAAGCTCAAACATATCTTCTAAATCCATAGTTTTTTCTAAAAACGTTCCTGCATCTACCCAAATTTTAGCCATATTCTACCACTCCAAATCTTTAAATATTATTTCATGGCTGCACTCACCAGCTTCAATAAATATACCTCTTTTATCTTGATAAATATTTTCTACTCCAATAATTCTTAATTCTGTATTTTCAAAGAATAATTTACACATATTGCCTTCTCTTAAATCTCCAAAATCTATAAGACATTCTTTACCTTTTAAAAATGAAAGTTCTTTTTCTCCTGTTTCAAAGTTAAAAACACTTACTAATTCCATAACTCTTAATCCTATTCCACAAATCTTACAATATCTAGCATCTTCGCTTATATCTTCATTTCTACATTGATAACAAACACTAATCTTATTTTTTCTTGTCTTTTCCAATATTTCAGCCTTCCTCATTTTGAAATACCTAACATTTTATATTGCATTATTTTTGCTACAATTGCTGATAAATGCAATATCTTAAGCCACAACATTTCTCTTTGTAGATACTCCCATCCAGATACTATTTCAAAAGTCCCTTCATATTTTACTCTCTCAAACGGATTGTCTATTTCTGTACTCTCGAACATTACTTCTCCAATTCTTGTATCATTTATCTCAAAACTTCCCTTATCGCATTCTAAGAACACTTTCTCACACTCATATTTCACTCTTAGACCTCCAATATTTTTTAACTTCTAGGAAGTAATATTGTATAATTACTCCCTAGACTACTTAACTTAATTAAAAAGGTATATCGTCATCATCTATTGCTTGAAAACCTTGTGGGTCCAGTCCTGGTGGTATATATTCCTGTTGCTCTTTATGATTATTACTATCACTTTTACTAGAAAGTAATTCTAAAGCATTCACGTTAACTTTAGTAATAGATTTCCAGCAACCATTTTCATCTTTGTAATTATATATATTTAACTCTCCAACAGCATATATAGGCTTACCTTTAACAAGATATTGCACTAAATTCTCTACATGTTTTCCTAATTGCTCGCATTGAATAAAATCAGTTATTTTATTTCCATTTTTATCTTTAAACCTTCTATCTACTGCCATTGAAAAGGTTATTTTTGGAGTACCTGAATTTGGAAGGTACTTCAATTCTGCATCTGCAACTAATCTTCCAACTAAAGTTATTGTATTCATTTAACTAGCCCCCTTCTATTTTTCTTCCTGTTCTTCTGTATACTCAACAAAGTAAGTATAAGTTGTCTTGCTATTTTGCTTCTCTCTAGCAACCTTTACTGTATATCCAGCTTTCCCAAGTAATCTTAATAACTCCAATCTATCTTGTTCATTTAAAGAACCACTTCTTTGTGCATATATTCTCGCCATTTTATACCTCCCCTTTTCTAGGAAGCAATATATTGATATTTACTTCCTAGAAGTTTAATTTTATTTAAATTTTTCCTTCTGACTCTTTTTAATAATCTCATCTAGCTCTTTTTCTTCATATTGAGTGAAAGTCTGATTGAAGTTAGCAAACTTATTTTTATTCACATTATGAGTATTCACAGTTTTACTATTAGACTGCTTCTTTTCCTGCTTACTCTTTTTCTTTCTTTCAAATTCATTCTGATATTCTGTAAGTTCTAAAACAGTTTTTACACCTGCTTCTATCCAATTATTTAAGATTGTTTTTACATACTTATAATTCTTAACTCCACTGCCTACAGCTTCATCAACAGCTCTTATTATTACATCAGCTTCCATTCCATCATCTAAATAAGTCAGTAGTTGAAGAAAATTATTTGGAGTAATCACACCTATATAAGATTCATAATATTTTTTTATGTAAACAGTCTTATTTTTTTCAGATTGTTCAGCAATAACAGTAGTAATAACATCATTTTCTTTTAAACCTATTTTCTTTTTAATACTATTTTCTTTTATGTTGCCGATTTCCCGACCTCGGTTTTGCCGGCTTCCGGTTTCACCGACTTCGGTTTTACCAGCTTCCGGTTTTACCGGAGTCGGGAAAACGGCACACGGTTGAGATTCAGTCGTTTCAACACTTTCAGAATTTACATTTTGAGGTGTATCAAAAATATCATATCTATAACCTTTCATTTGACCTTTTTCATCCCTTATTTGTGTCCTAATAACAAAACCTTCCTGCATAAGCTCCTTTAAAGCATTACTTACTTTTGTCTTACTATCTTTTCTATAGCTTATTAATGATTTTGCATAAACTTTATGACTACCCGACCTTTGAAACCTTAACATTTGAGTAACTACTCCTATAGCTGAATAACTAAGATTTTCATTATCAAGGATTGTATTAGGTACTCTTGTAAATGGGTCGTCAAAATTTATGTGAAAGTATGTTTCATTATTAAAATTCAATATATCACCTACTCTTGATTTTGCTTATCTAAAATGCTCTTGTATCCATTTAGAACCTTTTCATACTCTTGCTTAGTCAAATCTATTGCTAGTTTACTAAACTTCTTATAAACCTCACTATCGACTCTATTCTTATCCTTATCTATAGACTCACCTAAAAAATATAGTGTACTTAATTCATCTTCACTAACTTCTCTTTTTTTTTGTTCTTTTCCATGTGTATTTGTTGCATCACTATCCTTTGTATCATCAATGCAGAATAATCCATTTAAAGCATATTTTCTTGCATAACTTGATACACTTCCAGTCACTTGTGCTAAGTCCATGCCTTTTTTAGTTTCATCTTCTCTCGCTAATGCTTTTGCAGATACTTTTTCTCCTGTTTCTGCATCTATTAAAGTTGCTGTAGCTTCTACATAGAATCTAGTTCCTATCTGAACAACTTTATCATCTAATATAACTAATGCTTTTTCTTCTTTTAGAATAGGCTTCAAACCTTCTAGTATATCCTCGCAACTCCTATAGTTGTATTTACCAAAGCTATTAAATTGACTTTTAGGAGCTTTTAAAGTACTCTGTATATTTACAAGTTTTATATAAACATTATTAGTTTCCATGGTCCTCACCTACTCTTTTTTAGCTTTTGGAATTGTTAGTGTAGTTCCATATTCAATCCTACAACCTTCAACCTCATGACCTTTTTTGATAAAGTCTTTAATGGTATTTTTATCTACTTTTACAACTTGCTCTACTGTTTTATATATAGCAGGTATCTTTTCTTCATCTTCTATGACTAAGCTACCTGCTGACTTTCTTATACTTATATTTCCTAAAAATGTTTCTACCTTTTTAAGACCAAGCAGTTCCATACATTCCTTTATGTTACTTTTTAATCTATCAAGACTATTCTTCTTAATCTTCTTTAACTCTTGCATTCTCTTAATCTCTAAGTCTAAAGAGTTTATATCACTATCAATATCTATTATCACTGAAACTATCCTAGTGTTTTTATTTTGTATCTCTTGTTTTATTATTTCTTTTATTTCCTCTAGTTTTTCAGCTTCATTTCCTGTTATTTCTGTTAAACCTTCTTCTATTTCTAATAAATCTGTAGTTAATTCATATAAAGTACTCATAATTTCCCTCCGTTTATGCTATAATATAGTCATATTTTTATTTTTAAATATTTTCTGAATCGAGCCACTCCTAATGGCTCTTTTTTTATATCTGGACATCTATAGGTCTATCTCTTCCAAATTCGTCTAAGTACATACAAAGTCTTTTATAGTCCTCACTTTCTTCACTCTCTTTTATTTTGATTTGTGTATCTAACAACTCTAGTAATGACTCAGCAAATATTTTTAATCTTTCGTTTACTGTTACTTCTCTTAATGCATCATTTAAATTAATGTCATCTAACATATCTCTGCTAGATTTATTTTTGAGAATCTCATAAGTCTCCTTATTTTTGTCTATTTCTAAACTAGATAAATTTAACTGTCCTTCAACATATTGTTTTACTATTTTTAAACTTTCCATAATTAAACCCCCTTTTTAATTAATCTCTATTTTGAACTAATCCTACTAAACATATTGCAAATAAACCTACTATTATTAAAGCTGCCATTTTATTTCCTCCTAACCTAATCTTTCAAGAATATAATCACCATATCTAATATCCTCTGGTATCAATGCTTGATACTCAATACATCCCTTATCTTTGCTATAATAAGCTAAATTTAGTTCCTCCTCAGTTGCTACTACTACAATACAATTAATATTGAACCCAAACCTCTTAGAACTTACACTCACTACATTTCCTATTTTTTAATTTCTCTAGATTAAAGTTCACTTTCAATAGCTCCATCTACATCACCCCCTCTCTCTTTATCAACATAATAGTTCTCAATGTATGTATGAGTTATTAGTACCCCAAATTTCTCTGTAAGAATTTTAGCTAAAGTTTCGCCTAATGCATCTAAATTTGGTTCACCAACTGTTGTTACTGTGTATTCACTTTTTTTACCCATTTAAATCACCCCTCTATTTTCAAAATATTCCGTATTTAGTTTTCAAAGTGCTGTTATGATTTAGCTTAACATTGATATTTGATTGTTCTTTTTAAACTTATTAATAAAGTATATTTGTCCCTTACCAGTAATCTTAGGTGTTTTAGTAATACTTGTATGACCATCTGGATGTACTCTTGTACCTTCTTTTGTTTCTATAACTCCTAAATCTACACTTTTTTGAGTTGGTGTATTGTAATCCTCGCCTTTACGTTTTATTAAGTAACCATTATTTCTTAACCAGTCAAATAATCTATTTTGTCCTGTATCAATTCCATTTTGTCTAAGCAATTTTGCTAATTCTCCAACTAGGATTGAATTGTCAGAAGATGCTACTGAATCAGCAAACAGTACTTTTGGTTGCTGTAACTGAATTACCTTATCTTTTTCTTGATTTTCTAATTGTAATTGTTCTTTTTCTTCAACTTCTATTAATAACTGTTGCAATGCTTCTTTGTATGTAGTTGGTAGTTTAGGTTGTTGTTCTTTTAACTCTCGCTCCATTTCTTCAAACTTAGTTACATAAATCGCTGTAAATATAATTCCCTTTTCACCTGTCATTTTATTAGCTACCATGTCACAACCTTTTTTAGTTAATAAGTAACAAGGCTGAATTTTATTTTGAGTATTTATATAAGTACTTTCTATGAAAAAATCCTGACTCCTCAAATTTGATGAGTCCTCTAAAATTTTCTTGTATCCTCTTATATCTCTTAACAAATTATCATGTTTCTTTTCTATTAACTCTGCGACTTCTCTACTCTCAACTAAGAATTGATTATTTTGCTTGATTATTGTTAGGTCATTCATGCTTATACCTCCTCTTTTATTCGTTTTTATAGACCTTTTCTTTATTTACTTGAAGCCCAAGTTTAATAAGATACCTTAGCATTTCACTTTGAGATTCTTTATAAAACTTTTCCTTTTTTAAAACATCTAAATCTGTTTCTAATTCTGGAAATATAGTTATTGAAATTCTTTTTGATTTAGTTGGCATTTTCATCCTCCTTTTGTCACCAGTGGTGAACCTCTTTATATTTTTATTATAGATGAACTGGTGAACCATGTCAACACTTTTTTATTATATTTTTATTTTTTATATTTACACCATTTCACCACTGGTGTATAATACACTTAAGGTGAGGTGATGTAATGGCTACTCAAAAACCAAGGTTCACAATAACTGTTGATGATGAACTTTTAAAAGAAATTGATGATTTTAGGTTTGATAAAAGGTTCTCTACAAGAACACAAGCTACTATTGAATTAATCAAATTAGGTTTAGAAAAATTAAATGCTGAAAAATGCAAAGAAACAAAAGAATAAGTCCTCTTTTGGGCTTATTCGCCTTATATAGGCAGGCGTATTGTTGTTTGCTCTATTTGCATCTAATCACCTCTTTTGAATATTCTGTATTTAGTTTTCAAGGTACTTGTTTTATTTAACTTAATTCTTACTTAAATCACTTGATATTCCGTATGAATACCTTTAAAATTCTTTAAATCATCACCTTGTAATAAAAAATAATGTTTACCTTCAATAAACCTATCTTTGTTATTGTTGAAATTGTTACTTATATTCTTTGAGTCAGTTTCATATACATCTGCTAGTTGCTGTGTAGTTAGAACTCTTTTGTTGTTTCTTTCTATTACTTGTAAATTATTACTCATAATTTCTACCTCCCTAGTTTTAATTTTTATCTGTTAGGTTTTCTTATTTAATTTCGTTGCATTTTTGGGATATAATCGTCAAAAAAAATCTCACCAGGCTCTTCGATTTGCAAAATATTTGATATCTTAACTGCTTCTTCAATCTTGAATTGTGAACGATTATTTAATTTTGCATTTAAAGCTTGAACAGTCATACCCAACTCTTCTGCTAATTTCTTTTGAGTGTATTTCTTTTCGACCATTTTTCCTTTTAATTTACTTATATTCATTCCATCACCTCGTTGCTTATTTGGGATAATTCAATATTAATACATCCATTTTATATTGTCAAGTCAAAAATGCAACATTTTTTTATATTTTCCAATATATGTGTTGCATTTATGAAAAAATACTTTATAATATATTTTATAGAGGTGATAAATTTGAATACTGAAAATGATTTAAAAATGTTGGAGATTACAAATAGAATAAAAAATAAACGATTAGAACTTAATATGTCTTATCAAGATTTAGCTAACAAGACTGGACTAAGTAAGTCCACTTTACAGAGATATGAAACGGGAGCTATAAAAAATATTCCTCTTGATAAGCTAGAAATTTTAGCACATGCATTAGATGAATCTCCTGCTTTTATAATGGGGTGGAACGAAGACTGCAAACAAATTAAAATTAAAGAAAATAAGCTTTTATCAAGCTTTAATGCCTTAAACGATATTGGACAAAATGAAGCAATAAAAAGAGTAGATGAACTTACTCAAATAGGTAAATATGTAAATAAAAATCACATAGACACAATAGCGGCACACAATGAACATTTACATGAAGAAGGAGAAATTGAAAAAATATATCAAGATTTAGATGATATGGATAATTGGTAAAATAGGTAGGTGAACTTATGAATAGTTATGAAAAGTTACTCTCTGAAGCAGATGATAATAATATTATTGTTAGAGAAGTTCCTTTAATTTCAAATTCTCATGGATTATATAAAAATAATAGAATAGCTTTAAATAAAAATACACTTAATAATATAAGTGAAAAAGCTTGTGTGTTAGCAGAAGAACTAGGACATCATTATACTTCATATGGAAATATATTAGACCTAAATAAAGTTGAAAATAGCAAACAAGAATATAAAGCTAGATTGATGGCTTACAACAAGTTAATTGGTCTTAAAGGTATAATAGATAGTTTTAATGCTGGCTGTAAGACTATAACCGAAATGGCAGAATACCTTGATGTAACTGAAAAGTTTCTAAATGAAGCTTTAGAATGTTATAAAAGTAAATATGGTTTTTCAGCTACACTAGATAATTATGTGATATTTTTTGAGCCAAGATTTAGTATTATGAATGCAAATTTTTTGTAACAATTCATAGTATATTTAAGAGCCGTTCAGCTCCTCTTAAATATACAATAAGGGGGAATGTAAAATGTTAAGAGTAGCACTTTATATACGTGTTAGTACAGAAGAACAAGCTTTAAATGGAGATAGCATAAGGACACAAATAGAGGCTTTAGAACAGTACTCTAAAGAGAATGATTTTAACATAGTTGGTAAATACATTGATGAAGGTTGCTCTGCAACTAATTTAAAAAGACCTAACTTACAACGATTATTAAGAGATGTGGAAAAAGATAAAGTAGACCTAGTTTTAATGACTAAAATTGATAGACTAAGTCGTGGCGTTAAAAACTATTATAAAATAATGGAAACCTTGGAAAAACATAAGTGTGATTGGAAAACCATTTTAGAAAACTACGATTCTAGCACTGCTGCTGGTAGATTACATATAAACATTATGCTATCTGTAGCAGAAAATGAAGCAGCTCAAACATCTGAAAGAATAAAATTTGTTTTTCAGGATAAATTGAGACGTAAAGAAGTTATAAGTGGTACAATTCCCATAGGTTACAAAATAGAAAATAAGCATCTAGTTATTGATAAAGAAAAAATATATATAGTTAAAGCTATATTTGACGAATACGAGAAATCAGGTTCTGTTAGGACTTTAATAGAAACAATTAATAATCTTCATGGCGAATTATACAGTTATAATAAAATAAAGAATATACTAAGAAATGAACTTTATATAGGAATCTATAATAAACGAGGATTTTATGTTGAAGATTATTGTGAACCTATTATATCAAAAAAACAATTTAAACAAATCCAAAGAATATTAGAAAAAAATAAAAAAACTACTCCTAATAAAAACATACATTATCATATTTTTTCTGGTCTTTTAAAATGTAAGGAGTGTGGTTATACATTAAAGGGTAATTCTAGTAATGTTGGAGAAAAACTTTATTTATCTTATAGATGTTCTACATTCTATCTAAATAAAAACTGTGTACACAATGTAACTCATAATGAAAAACATATAGAAAACTACCTTTTGACTAACTTAAAACCACAATTACATAAACATATGGTGAAATTAGAAGCACAAAATGAAAAAATCAGACGAAATAAGAAATCTAACAAAAAAGATGAAAAGAAGAAAATCATGAAAAAATTAGATAAAATCAAAGATTTATATTTAGAGGATTTGATTGATAAAGAGACTTATAGAAAAGATTATGAAAAATTACAATCTCAACTGGATAATATAACTGAAGAACAGGAGAGTCAAATTATTGATACATCACATATAAAAAAATTCTTAGATATTGATATTAATGAGATGTATAGTGATTTAAGCAGGGTTGAACGCAGACGTTTTTGGTTATCTATAATAGATTATATAGAAATAGATAATAACAAAAACATCACTATTAATTTTATATAATTATTTGGACTAACATATAGTATCCACTAGGTCCGAGTAAACATAGAAATTCCCCTTCTTCAATATCCAAACTAATATTATTTAAAACCTTTTTTTGGTCATAACTTTTAAACACATTATTTATTTTTAAGTAACTCAT